GTTGCCGTCAAGAGTTAAGAAGATACCAGAGGAATCAACTGAACCTTCAGTAACACTGGTAGAGCTTGTTACGGCGCTAAAAGTGCTATTGTCGTCAGAATCTTCCAAGATAAATTCAATCTTGTTGGATGTGCTAAGAGTAATACCCTCAACACCAGTCTGAACAACAATGGCCGCAGATTCGTAGCCTTGGAGGTCTACGCCTGTGCCGTTGGTGTCAGATGATGCGACAACGGGGTCAATAGTTGCTACTGGAGCAATGTTGCTAGCTAAGTCTTTCATTACTTACCCCCTTATGCGGATACTTGCTGTTTAATGATTGCTTCGGCAAGTATGACCTGACCACCTACACGGCGGCGGGCAACATAGCGAACATTGCCAGTGGTAGCCTGTGTGAACGGGTCACGCAGAACAGCCAAAGCAATACGGTCAACAATCATATATGCCCTGCGGAAGTCACCGAAAGCAACCGGGTAGGCGCTAGCGGCAATATCAGGCATATCAGGTGTTTCAACATAGGAATAACCTAAGATTGTGTTCGGTACGCCAGCCTGAAGGCTCATGCCAGCTTGGAAAACATACTGACCAGCAGTATCTTTCAGCTTGCGAATGGCCGCCAGAGTTGAGCGGTTGAACACAAACACACCATTGCGACCGTATTCAGTCTTAATGCTATGTACCAAGGTCAAAAGACCGTCAGCAGTTAGAGCGCTACCATTGCCAGATGCGACACTGGATACGCTGGAGTTGGTCATAAAGCCTTCAGGTTTGCCGACTGCATTACCAGAAACGAAAGCTAGGCCTTCGGCTTTGGCAAATTGCTCGGAGAACTCAGTCTGCATTTCTGCTTCTAAGTCAAACACTGTATCTTCAAGATCCTGCTCAGAAATATCTACCAGAGCATACTGTTCGTGAGCCGGAATTTCTTCCAGACCTACGGTGTAGCCGGTAGTTTCGCTACGAGTGCCAGACTCGGCTACCCATGCGGCGGCGAACTGACCAGTACGCTTCGGTACTTGGATAGAGCGCTGTGCAGTGGTGCGAACCCTAGCAATAGAGCGGATTGGAGAGATTTCTGTGACAGCTTTGATAAGCTCACGGACATACTCCGGGGGTGCAAGATAGCCGCCAGTGGTGTCATTGCTGACAGTTAGCGCTTTTCTTTCAGCCGGGTCTAAGGACTCAATGCCCTTACGGCAATACTTATCCCAAGCCGTGATGGTTTCGTCTACCTGCTTTGTATCAAAGCCGGAAGCCGGACGCCTCATAGAGGCTTCAAGAGCATCCATCTTTTCAGCAATGGAATCGTTATGCTGTTTTTGTGCAACAAGTTGCTGACTTACTTCTTCCAGGCTGTCTAGCTTTGCCTCAATGTTGGCAATTTTGCCGTCCAGAAGTGGGTCAACAACACCTTTCTTCACATTCTCTAACTTCTGGTCGTATGCCTTTTTGAACTGCTCAAAGGCTTCGCCCATTTCAGAGACTGCGCTTTTGATTTCGTCAGTCATGCGAAACTCCTGTTTATAGGTGCTTAAGTTTTTCAGTTAAGGTTTTGATGGTAGCTACACCATCGTTTATGTCAGCCTCTCGCTGATTGAAGGCATCGTGAACGGCTTTTGCCGCAACCTTCGCTTCTGAACGGGATAAACTGAAAGCATCACGCAACCCGCTTTCCCATTCTCTGATAGATAAGCTCTCGCCTTTGACCGAGCGAATCCGCGCCTTTGGATTCATCGGAAAGGTTACGAGGCTAATCTCCATCAAATCTACTTCCTTGATGTATCTGGTGCGCTTCTTGTTGTCATACTCTATGGCCTTTGGGTTTACCCTAAAGCCTATTGACAACCCATACAGAGCGCCCATCTTCATCAACTCATACGCTTCACGCCCAGCTTGGGTGTTTAGCGCTAGCCGGCCCTTTACTCTCAGGCCGCTGGAATCCTCTGATATTTCATCAAATACACCTATCGGCATATCTGATTTGTGCTGGTACAAGAGCTTAACGCCTTTTGC